TAATAAACTGCTGGGCTTAAATAAGCCGTGAAAGATGTTTTTTCTGGTGTCATGTTTATTTCTAAGCCTTCAATTACGCATTGCTCAGTATATGTCGTGGCTGAGCCTTGGATTTTGTATTCCAAAGGCATAACAACTACTGGGGCGTTGAATCCACCTAACCAGCGGCCTACAAAAGTGTTTATTGCTGTGGTGTTTTGTGCAACATCATCAAAGCCAACTACAAACCTGACTGCTTGTGGGTCTGATTGTGAATTAGCAAGAAACTGCCCTAACCCTTTACCTTGTGCCGCCGTAAAGTCAACGGTTGATAGCGAATAGCCACGGACACCATAGGCGGCAGTCGAAGTGGCGTTAGTTGAAAAAGTGTTATAAGAAGTGTTGTTCAACGGTTCAATGCTGACAGCGTTCATAAAGTTTTGACCCAAAGTAATTCGTTGAAATTCTTGGTAAGCAATAACAGTGGAACTGGGTGTTCTACCAAATGTTAACCCCATTGTCTTGTCATAGATTTCGTCCCTGGCTACAGCATAAATAGTGGCTTCGTTGTACCAAATAATGCCCCGTTCTGTAGCCATGTTTTGGTTAATTCTTTGAAGCACGGAACCGTTATAGCCGCCACCTAAACCCAAAGCCTTCGAAGCGCCAATGCCGTAAGTAGTGCCATCTATCGTGTAACCACTACCAGCAATTTGTCCTGAAGCAGGGAACTGTTCTAGTTGTTCACAACACTGTTCAGCAAACAAAGTCAAATTGTTAATCGTGTTTTGCCCTGAACGGTGCAGGGCGTCGGTGCAAGTAATTGTTGCAGTTGACAAACCGACTTGCCCTGGGTAGTCGACATATTGAATTTCGTTAACAAAAAAGCGTTGATAGTCAGCAACAAATATTCCGTCTATCAAATCTATTTTGTCATTAACAGTAAAACCAGCGGCCTGGTTAGCGTCGTTTTTAATTGTAAAAACTAATGAACCGCCAGACCAGTTATCCATATATGTTTGGCGACCTGTCCTGTATGACGCAGACAAAACGCTACTTGTAAAATTTGTGGCTGTTGTAGCGTTTTTAAACACCCAGTTATATCTAGCCATTACATGGCCCTAGTGTTTAACGGCACTGGGCCTGACATTCTCACATAGCGTTGTAAGGCTGATACAACAGCGTTAGGGTCTGCTGAAGTAACCGTAATGTTGATTGTGTTGCCACCCATACCATTGTTTGAACCGTTTAAAGGTATGACTGCTTCAGGTCCCCGTTCTCCAATAAGCGCCAGGGTCGGGCCTGTCACAATTCCCCCGTCACCTAACACGGGTATGTCCGGCACTTCAAATGTTTTGCCGCCTAAACCTAATGGCACCCAACTAGGAACTGTGAAACCTAAAGCGCCTACCGTGTTGTTCCATAAATTTGCTATGCCATTAAAAACGGCTTTAAATGGTGCCAAAATGGTTTCGGCAATACTTGAAAAAGCAGAAACCATAAAGCCAATTATTGACTTAACAACGCCAATAATTTGGTCTTTAAATTTGACTATGGCAGCAATAGCCAACCCGAATGGGCCAGCAAGAACGGCAAGCAGTAACGGCCAGTTGTTAACAACCCAACCAAAACCTGTTTTAATTGCGTTCCACAAGAACTCAGCCATGATTTTAACGCCTTCTACAGCGTCACCCAAAAACCCGAATTTGGCTTCCAACACAACAATGGCGGCAATGATTGCCAAGATAACGCCAACACCTAATGCCGCATAAAGGGCGTAAGTTGAAATTGTCATGATTGCTTGTGCCGCCGCAACAATGGCTGTGACAGCGGCGTAAGCGGCCATGGCGCCGTTGGTAATTAGAATGATTGCACCAATACCTGCGATGGCAGTACCGATAGCCACAATCTTGCCCGTGTTTTTTGAAGCCCAATCTGAGATTGACACAAAGGCTGGCATGAGTTCTTCAATGATTGGCATGACTGCTTCACCAATGGATTCTTTAACTTCGTCCATTCGGATTTTCAGGCCTTCCATGCGGCCTGCCGTTGTGTCAGCGGCTGCGGCGGCCTGACCACCAAAAGTTTCACTTAACGCTTTGAACACTTCGCCAGTTGAAGCGCCTTCCTTAATTAACGCTGTTAACGCTGGGTCAAGTTTCTTAAGTGGCCCCAAAGTGCCATTAAATGCCTTGCCTAAAGCGTCAGAAACAGCGCCCAAATCTTTGCCAGTACCGGCAGAAATATCTAGCGCCAAGTTCAAAAGGGTTTGTGCCTGTACTACATCGCCTGTGGCCGTGACCAACTTAGCCAGGGCAGGTCGTAACTGGTCATCGGCAACAGATACTGCAAAAGAAGTTTTAGTAATAAACGCCTCAATAGAGTCGACTTGTTTGTCGGTTGCACCAGTTACATTTTGAAGCGTTGTCGCTAGTGCTACGGCTGCTTTCTCATCTTCGGCAAACGCTTTAACTGCGTCAAATGCCGCATAACTTAAAACACCTATTGCGGCGGCGGCGGGCAGGGCGGCTTTCTTAATAGCAAACTGGGCTTTTTGCCCTGCTGTTTCTAACTTCTGAAATTCTCTAATTGCACGGTCAATTCCTTTACCGTCAAAATCTGAAATAATCGGAATAGAAATAGCCATCAGAAAACCTTTAGATTCTTGTTTGCTTCAGCCATAACATCGTCAACAACTTTCTGTACTTCGGTTGTCAGGTCGGCTATTTTTGCCTCAAATACCGGCCAAATAACACGGCTGGCAGAACGCCCAAATTTGTTGTTAAACGCTGTTGCTAAAGGGTTGACATTGGCACGGCCTGCAATGTCAAAGATTGCGGCCGCTGGGTTCTTTTGCATGACCGAAAAGGCGGCGCCTTGTTTCTTATTGTTGACACGGACAGCAACACCACGGACAGCCTTAGAAGCAGACAACGGGAATACTTGGCGGCCACCTGGTGACCAGTTGCGTTTTGTGCCACTAGGAAAACGGTTGTCATCATAGTTTGACTTCATGGCGTCGGTCATCGGTTTAGCAATTTCTTTCATGTTTGCCACATACGCTTTTCGATAACCAGGTTCAACTTTGTTCAAGTATTTAACAGCGTCTTTGACACCATTAACTTGAAGCGTTAAATCGGTTGCCATGGCTATTTTCTGCTTTCGTTCAGTACCTTTATGACCGTCGCTAGGTCATTGGTATCAAACTCTACTTGCTGTGGCCAGTACCCTGTCGCTACTAAAACTTGTGCTAAAGCGAATCTGTAGGTACTGGCACGGTAGGGCGTTCAGCCTCATTGTCGACAACCTCAAGCAACACCAGGCGCTTAATGAAATCGTCCATAACGACCGGCACGGTCACATTGTGTTGCATGCATGCCTGGTGGGCTAGGTACGCCAAATCTTCAATACCGATACCGCTGGCCATGTCGCTGGCTTTACGCTTGAATTTGCGTTCCCATGAAACAATGGTAAAAAGGTTGGTACTTACTTCGACTGGGCCTTCGCCCTGGTCAACTCTCAGTGTTAGTTGCATTGTCGGGCCTTTACTGTTGGGGTTGTTAAATTAGGAAACAACGGTGGTTAAAACGCCACCCTTAAAAGTAATGCTGATGGTGCTTAATTCGCCCATGGTTGCGTTTATGACAGGAAGGCTTTCTAAATAGCACCCGACTAATTCGAAGCGGGGTTCCGTGGCGCTAGCAGTGGTCAAACCTGCAACAGTGTTAGAAACCTTTACAGTAGTGGTGGTGCCAACTAATGCGGCCAAGGTTGCGTAGGTTTCGGTTGCGGCGTAACTCATGTACAAGTCCAAAGTAATTTCTTGGTTAAAAAGACCTGCAACAAAAACCCGTGAAGTGCCACCAAAGGCGGTTGCTTCTAGGGCTTCGGCCATGTTGGTAACGGTGGCGGCCGTGCATTGGTCGGTTAACGAAACGCTGTTAACCATTACGCCAGGATTGGAAAGGTATGTCGAAGTAGCCATGGGTTAATCCTTCTTTGTGTGTGCTTTAGTTTTAGCAGATTTTGGGGCTACTTTGTCGCTAACAATTTCGTCAGATTCAATAAACCCGTGGGCTAGTAACGCTTCAATGTTTGTGCCGGCACCAGGTACAAATTCTGTACCTACTGTCCCGATTTTGTCGCTAATAATTTTGTATGTCATTTTCACCCTGTCTGTGCTTGCATGTCTATGGATAGGTCGTAGGCGGCGAAAGTTTGACCGCCAATCGGAATGTAACCAGGGCGCCCCGATTTCACGGCGACATTCTTAGCCAAAATGCCCGCAGACATGCTTAAAACATTGCGTAAGCCGTCAAGATTGCCTGGCCCTAGTGTTACTACTTTTACCGAAAAATTCATGGTGACAATGTTGTAGTTAAAACAGTCAAAACTTGGGGCGTCAATAAAGACACAAGGCGGGTTAATTTTTTCGGGGTCAAATACAACCCGTAGCCCTGTGATGGTTGCCAAAGTTGTAGCCAGGTCGTCTATGGCCTCATTGAACAGGTCGGTGTAAACAGTCATTAGGCAACCGCTGGCCGTGGGATACCCGCTAGTTGTTTGATTAGCGGCGACAGGCCTGAAACTGTGGCTGTGCCCATGTCGCTAAAACTAGCGAATTGGTCAATGGCGCCACGCTGTCTATAAATTGACCCGCCCATCATGATGGTTGCTAATTCGACATCACCGCTGGGGACTGTGGTTAAAGAGTCCGTATACCCTGACTCTTGCCTACGCCGAAAAATAAAATTGTTGGCGCTTGAAGCACATTGAGCCAAGAAAGCCGTTTCGTCTACGCTGGCTAATGCGATACCTAGCCAAGTGCCGATTTGTGTACCAGTTATCCATGTGCAGGTTTCGGTGTATGTCAGGGTGCCTTGCGGTATTGCGGCGCTTCGGTCAAGGTTGTCGCCAACATCATAAAACAACACTTGATTTTCAATGGGATAGTTGTAGTCGAATGTTAAATCGCCACTACTAGTTACACCTGTAAACAGGTATGGGGGTAAGGCGTAAACATTGTGTGTACCGTTCAAACCGTGGCCTAAGCCAGCCAGCGTAAACGGTAAACCCAAATCTAAGTCAGGTTCAGTTAGCGTTTGTACCACAGCGTAATCGTCTAAACGCTGATGAAAAATTACCTGGTATACAGCCATGGGCGGCTAACCGCCTTTCGACTAAGCCTGGGTGATTTTGCGAATCATGCTTGAGTTAGCGGCGAAAGTAGCGGCGTAACCAAACATTGACATGGTACGGGAAACGGTGCTGGGGTTTTCAACCGAA